ACATAGGGGGGTGGGATTGCCTGCCAGCCACACGCACCAACTCATAGCTCTCCTATAGGATACCTCATACCCACCAGCCCCCGCATATCTACCTAGCTCGGAAATCCGCCGGGGTGGCAATCCCGCCATACTCGCCCGGCCTACTCATATGTCCCTAGCACCTGCACTGCCCCACCATGTATGTACCATTGCATCCAGCCCACTCTAAAGTTGTTAGGCGATAACCATTCCTATCTAAACCATCCCCGTGTTAGGAAGCTACCACTGCGGGGCAATCTGCTGGACCGGGGGGGAGGGGAGGACCCTGCATTTGCTGAATAGGTATGGGAGAGGCACTCGAATCTACGCCACCACCTGCACAGTTATCCCCCGGAATATCTTCTCCAGTATTAGCTAATATTACATCAATTCCGGGTTTTACCCGTTCGCCGCACTGGAATGGGAAGCAGACTATGGAAAATTCCAGCAATCCCGGTATAATTATCCGGGGGGATTACGGAGGAATAATCCAGACGGGAATCCCCGAAAGAAAAGGGTTGACAGTTTCGACTCCATACTATAAGCTGATCCTAATCAAAACAAATCTTTAACTAGGTGGTACTTATGCTCCCTCTACAATCAACAGACTCCGCAGCTAATGCAATCGAGCGGGTTCGCTACACCCACGACGGAATGATAGATGTTATTATCGCGAAGCCGGATGTATCTGGCGCGCAATTGGCAGAGCACTTCGGATACACGCAGGCATGGATTTCCCGGATAGTTTGCTCGGATGCGTTTCAGGCAAGGCTGGCCGAGCGGAAAACGGAGATTATTTCCCCGGTGCTGCAGGCGACCTTTGAAGAGCGGTTGAAGGGAATGGCTATGCAGAGCTTAGATATCATTGAAGCGAAGTTGGCGAAGAAGAACTCGGTGACAGGGGAGTATGGGGATGTTACGACTGCGTTTAAGGCGCTTGAGATATCCACCCGCAGTCTTGGCTACGGCGCTCGCGCGGTGAACGTGGCAGTGCAGAATAATATCAACGTCAAGACTGCTAGCGATGAGCAGCTGATGGAAATAGCCCAAGGAGCTTAATTATGGGTATTTGTTCATGCACACTTTCACTAAGTGCTTGTAAAAACTGTCCGAATTATTCTGGAAATTCTTGGGGGATTCGGACAGAAGTTGTTAAATATATAGTTATTGAGCAGCCCAGCGAACAGAGTAAGAGAATGCGCGAGCTTAATAAACTTATTAAAAGGTGGGCATAGTTTGGCAACTAAAGCAGCTATAACCAAGCAGCAAGCCGCAGCGGTCCTATTGGAAAGGCGGTCGGCCCGGGAGAGTGTGGAGGTCTTTGCTTCCCGCGTCCCGGTCCCTGGCTCCCCTTGCGAGGATGCCGATGAAGATGCCCGCATCCCGCTGATCGAAACTGAACAAGCGCTGCATCATAAGCTAATCCTGCGCGCAATCCAACGCTGCATGGATACCCCGCACGGCCGGCTGATGGTAATGGCCCCGCCTGGGTCTGCTAAATCCACCTATGCTTCCGTGGTGGCTCCTACCTGGTACCTCGGCAAAGAAAAGAACCGCAGGGTTATCCTAGCTTCCTATGGAGATGATCTGGCGAAGACAATGGGCCGGAGGACTCGGCAGTTGTTGAAAGCGGAAGAGACTATAGGACTGCTGCAAGTTGAATTATCCAAGGAATCCCGCGCGGTAGACAAGTTCTCCTTAACCAATGGCTCCGAATACATCGCATGTGGAATCTTAGGCGGAGTCACCGGAAACCGCGCGCATGGGCTGATCATCGACGACCCTGTCAAAGGCCGGCAGGATGCGGATTCCGAGCTAATCCAAAAGCGCACCTTCCAAGCCTATGAGGACGATCTCAAGACTCGACTAATCCCCGGCGGCTGGATTATTATCATTCAAACCCGCTGGAACGAAAACGACCTCTCAGGGCGGATACTTCCGGATGATTGGTCTGGGGAGTCCGGTGTCATTGTCTGCAAAGACGGCTTCGAGTGGGAAGTTATCTGCTTGCAGGCTGAGTGTCAGCATCCCGAGACCGATCCTCTGGATAGGGCCGCTGGGGATATGCTTTGGCCGGAGTGGTTCGATACTAAGCATTGGTCGCAATTCCGCCTCAATCGCAGAACCTGGTCCAGCCTCTACCAGCAAATTCCGGCTCCCGCGGAAGGTATCCTATTCCGCAAAGATGATATGGATGCTGCGGTTTATGCTGGAAGCGCCTTGCCGGAAGACCTTCGGATTATCGGAGCCGGCGACTGTGCGGTTACTCCAGACGGGGGAGATTGGACGGAATTCGGGATCGCAGGAATCGACTCAGACGGAGCTATTTATCTCTTGGATTGGTGGCGCGGGCAGGTAGATTCTGGTATTTGGGTTGAGAAGCAGATCGACCTAATGGCAAAATGGAATCCCTTGTGCTGGTATGCGGAGGCGGGGGTTATCCGCAGGGCAATGGAAATGACCCTCCGCCGCCGTATGGCTCAGCGTCTAGTCAATTGCCGATTAGAGTATCTCCCCGCTGTCAGCAACAAAGAAGCGAATGCGCAGGCAGCTGTCGCGCTCTCCGGTAGTGGGAAATTGTTCTGGCCGCGAGCCGCTTGGGTTGCTGAGCTCCAGCGCCAAGCCCTCGTTTTCCCCGCCGGCTCTCCTGACGACGGAGTCGATACCCTTGGCCTCCTAGGGCGCGGTGCTGCTAAGCTCGGTGGGAAGCGGAAACCAAATGCCAATTCCAAGCAAAAGAGTCAATTGAAATTAATCCGCGGCGGGCTGGATATGCCCCCTGCGATAAACTCAACATCCTGGATGGGGAATTGATGGAGAATAAGAAAGATCAAGAATTGCTGTCCCTCGCGCGAAAGCGGATGGAGCTGGCAATCGCGGCACTCTCGGAGAGTCGGGGGTTTGAGTTGGAGGACCTGAAGTTTCTCGCCGGCAGCCCAGACAACCAATGGCAATGGCCGAGCGATGTGCTAAGCACTCGCGGGACTTCCCAAGGTCAAACCATCTCCGCGCGGCCCTGCCTCACCATCAACAAACTCCCGCAGCACGTCCAACAGGTCACCAACGACCAACGGCAGAACCGCCCTTCTGGCAAAACCATTCCAGTCAACGATGAAGCTGACAATGATCTGGCGGAAGTCTATACGGGAATCATCCGGCATATTGAGTATATTTCCGATGCGGATGTCGCCTATGACACAGCTTGCAGCGCCCAGGTAATAACCGGGGAAGGGTACTTCCGGCTGCTCACCGATTGGATCGATGAAGACTCTTTCGAGCAGGAGATAAGAATCGGCCGTATCCGCAATCAGTTCTCCGTCTACATGGACCCGACCATCCAAGACCCTTGCGGTTCCGATGCTGAATGGTGCTTCCTTACAACTGATATCCTTAAGGAAGAGTATGAGCGGGACTTCCCAGACGCAACCCCCCTCTCCTCTCTAATGTCGAGCGGAATCGGTGATGCGGGAATGTCTGGCTGGGTCAACGAATCAACTGTGCGGATTGCAGAGTATTTCTACATCGAGCACGAGATGGTTGAGCTTTGCTTGTATCCGTCCGGGCCCTGTGAGAGAGGGAGTGCAATTGATCTGGAAGCGCGGGCAAGGGGAATCAAGCCAATTCGCACCCGAACCTCTGATCGAAAGGTGGTAAAGTGGTGCAAGATCAATGGCTTCGAAGTCCTGGAAGAGCGGATCTGGCCGGGGAAATGGATTCCAGTTATCCGCGTAATCGGCAACGAGTATGAGATCGAAGGAAAGCTGCATATATCCGGCCTTATCCGCAATGCCAAGGACCCACAGCGCATGTATAATTATTGGTCGAGTCAGGAAGCAGAAATGCTAGCCCTTGCTCCCAAGGCCCCCTTTGTCGGCTACGGCGGACAATTCGAAGGCTACGAAACCCAATGGAAAACAGCCAATACTATCCCCTGGCCTTATCTGGAAGTCAACCCGGATATCGTCGACGGGCAAGGCGCGCCTCTTCCCCTCCCGCAGCGCTCTCAACCGGTAATGGCGCAATCCGGTTTGATATCTGCGAAACTGGCTGCCTCTGACGACATCAAGTCCGTAACCGGGCAATATAATTCTTCAATGGGAGCTACCAGCAATGAAAGATCAGGCAAGGCCATACTCGCGCGGGAACGTCAGTCTGACACCGGCACGTATCATTATGTTGATAATCTTGCTCGTGCTATACGGTTTTCCACTCGTCAAATTATTGATTTAATTCCTAAGGTGCTGGATACTAAGCGCATCGCAAGGATAATGGGGGTTGATGGGGAGGTTGATCAGGTTGAGATTGATCCGGAACAGCCAGAAGCCAAAAAGGATATAATTGATCCCGATACCGGAGCGGTTATCAAGTCGATTTTCAACCCTGGAGTCGGAAAATATGATGTCTGTGTGATAACCGGACCCTCCTACACAACCAAGCGACAAGAAGCCGCGGAAAGTATGTCTGCGCTAATGCAAGGGAACCCAGAGCTATGGGCGGTTGCCGGGGACTTGCTAGTGAAGAGTATGGATTGGCCAGGATCGGAGAAGTTGGCCGAACGCCTCCGCAGGACAATTGATCCCAAGCTCCTCTCCGATCAACCACCGCCGGAAGTCCTGCAAGCTCAACAGCAAATCGAAGCAATGGGGCAGCAGATGGAAGCAATGCGAAGGCTCCTGGAGAACGTCCAAACCAGCTTCGAGCAGCAAGAACTCGATATCAAGAAATTCGATGTTGAGACGAAGCGGATCGCGGCTGTGCAGGAGAGTATGACGGAAATGCAAATGCAGGATACGATAATGGGGACGCTGCATGCAATGATGGATTCAGGGGACTTGGCAGCAGGAAGGGCTGAGATAGGAAATCCCGATGGATTACAGAATAATAATCCCGGCGAACAACCGCCTATGCAGGGGCAGCCGCCCCAACAACCACTATAAAAATCCTTAACCAGGAGTACAACCTAATGAGCAATTATTCAGCAATATCCGCTACTAGCCAAATCAAAGTCGGCGGTGGGAAGTTAATCGGAATGATCGTCAGTTCCACCTCAACCGGAACCATTACCTTCTATGATTCGGAAGACGGTAATGACTCAGATCCAGTAATAATCGCAACCCTCACCCCGGCGGCTGGTTCTAGCTTCCTTATCAGCTCGGGGTTGTATTTCAACAAAGGCCTCTATGCGGTTATTGCTGAAACCTTAGCCGTAACAATCGTCTACGAGTAGGAGCAATAATGACTTTAGGACAGACACAGGAAAAGTTTTCCAGGATGATACCGGCGCTGCTCAACAAAGCCTTCGAGCTCGGCTTTGAGGTTCGTATCGGCCACGTCCTGCGCTGCGATCATTGCCCCGTTGGGAAAGAATTCTCCCTACATAAAATGAAATTAGCTATTGATCTGAATCTATTCAAAGATGGGAAGTTCCTATCCGGCACGGCAGACCACACCCCCCTTGGTGAGTATTGGGAATCGCTTGGAGGTTCCTGGGGCGGGAGGTTCAATGATGGGAACCATTACTCCCTCTCTTTCAAGGGTATGAAATAATGAGCAACTTTTTAACAGATTTTTTCGGTTCGGGTGTTGAGGGGGCCGCTAAAGGAATTGGCACTCTTGCTAAGGATATTCGTACCGCAATAACCGGCAAAGAGGCGGTAAGCGACAGCACCAGGGTTGAACTTGAGGGGATAGCTTTGAAGCTTGAGGAAATTAAACAAGAACTACCGAAGGCTGTCAATCAAACCATGCAAGCAGAAGCTAGCTCCGAGCGTTGGCCGCAGTATTCCTGGCGCCCTTATTGGGGATTTATATCAGGAACGGCTTTCGGTTTTGTAGTTGTATTATGTTGCATCCTCGGTTATAATGCTGTTATTGATAAAAACACAGAGGCTTTGCGGATGATTCCAGAATTGGTAACCGCCTTCGCAACGCTGTTTGCGATCCCTGGGGCTATTCTAGGGGTAACCGCTTGGCACAGAGGAAAAGCAAAGCGAGGGGTTTGAAAGCAGTAGCACCTATCGAACAGGGCGAATTCCCTGGAGTCTAAGGAGACTGAAATGGCAGAAGATATCGAAGTAGGACAGGAAGCAATCCCTGGACAGGAACCGGAAGAGACGACCGTACCGGAGACTGGAGAAGTGGCAGAAGGGTCGGAGCAGGAAGCGGAATCAGAAACCGAAGCCCCTGAAGTTGAAACCCCAACCTTAACTCAAAAGGAATTTGAGGCCGAGCTTGGCAAACGCCTTGCGCGGGAACGCAGGAAGTTCGAAAGGGAGATGGCAGCAAACGCTGAACCAGCCCCCCTGAAAATTGAGTCAAAGCTCGATCCTTCAGCATTCTCCACCACAGAGGAGTATCTTGATGCGCTTGCTGACGAGAGGGCGGATGCTAAGATTGCACACAGGGACCAGAGCCGCTCAGTTAATGAAATCGAGCAAAAGTACCAGGATTTAATCGACGCAGCAGAGGACAAGTACCCCGATTACGTACAGGTAGCGCATACCCATAAATTCATGACTGCGGATATGGCATCAGCTATTAAATCTTCAGAGCTTGCAACGGATATGGCTTATTATTTGGGGAGCAACTTGAAAGAGGCGGAACGTATATTCAAACTGCCGCCTATGATGCAGATCAAAGAACTCGGTAAACTAGAAGCAAGGTTGGAGGCAGGAGAACCAGCGGTTAAAAAAGTATCCTCCGCACCCGCACCAATCAAGCCAATCGCAGGAGCAAAAACAACCGTCCCTGCATACGATACAACCGACCCACGCAGCTCAACAACTATGTCAGCGACAGAGTGGATCACTAAAGATCGCGCTCGTCGGGCGAAGTTGTTCGCCGCTAAAGGTTACAAATAAGGAGATTTTCCGTGGCTAATACCAGTTTAACAATCGACATGATCACTTTCAAGTGCCTTGATATACTTGAAATGAATTCCCCCTTAATCCGAAACATCAATCGGCAATACGATTCCGCTTTCGCAGTAGAGGGCGCGAAGATCGGCTCTTCCCTGCGAGTTCGTCTGCCTGATCGGTGCTTAGTAACCGACGGTGCGGCCCTCGGCGTGCAGGACGACAACGAGCAGTTCACCACCATGACCCTCACCAACCAGAAGCACGTTGGTTTGAACTTCACTACCGCCGAGCTCAAGATGAATATCGACGACTTCGCAGAGCGCAAACTCAAACCTCGGATTTCCCAGCTCGCGGCCAGCATCGAATCGGATATCGCGCAGACTGTCTACAAATCCCTGTATCAATCAGTCGGCACCCCCGGCACAACTCCGTCAACCTCCTTGGTCTTGCTGCAGGCTCAGCAGAAGCTCAATGAAATCAATGCGATGATGGACCCGAGAATTGCTGTGGTCAATCCCGCAGCCAACGCCGCTCTGGTCGAAGGTATGAAGGGCTTGTTCCATTCCGGTTCTACCATCTCCAAGCAATTCCGTACCGGCATGATGGGATCGGACGTCCTCGGCTACAATGAAATCTCAATGGGGCAGGGGATCTCTACCCATACCCGCGGAACCACTCCAACTGCACCAATCAACGCAGCAACCATCACCACGCAGGGACAGGCAACTCTCCCTATAACTTTCACCTCCGGCTCCCCAACTTTTAAGGTCGGGGATGTATTCACCATTGCGAATGTCTACAGCGTAAACCCACAGTCCCGCGTCTCCACCGGCTCTTTGCAGCAATTCGTAGTAACCGAGGACCTTGACATCTCTTCCACAACCTCTGGAACCTTGTCAATCTCCCCACCAATCTACACCGCGGAGCACGCACTGGCCACCGTCAACGCCTTCCCGCAGGCCTCCGCAGCCCTCACCTTCATGGGCGCAACCAACGGAGTCTATCCGCAGAACCTAGTCTTCCATGAGAACGCCTTCACCCTGGCCACCGCCGACCTCCTTATGCCTCAGGGCGTCGATATGGCATCCCGCCAAGTCCACAACGGAATCTCAATGCGTATAGTGCGTCAGTACGATATCAACAACGATCGTCTGCCCTGCCGTATCGACGTCCTCTATGGAATTAAAACTCTTCGTCCTGAGCTCGGCGTCAGGCTCTGGGGGTAATCAATGAGCTATGTTCTTGGTAACATAGTCACCGCGTCGGTTGTTGTGGTTTCATTAACTCCAGCACAAACCGACGATGTGACTTCCGTTGAGCAGACCTTCACCGTAAATGGTCTGCGAGTCGGGGATGTTATTTCTGGGCTATCTAGCGTAGCTGCCCAAACCGCTGGCATAGTAGTAGCCAGCGCGCGGGTGACCGCAGCCAACACCCTTGGAATAACCTTCTCCAACCCAACCGCGGGCGACCTCACCGCTGTCGCCGGCGACTATCAATTCATCGTATCGCGACCTGACTCTGTCAAGTCCGATGGGAATATATAAGGAGCAATAATCATGGCAGCACCAAGTGATATCACATATGCAGGAACAGGAATGCAGGTAGGGGACGGAAGGGAAGCAGAGGTACTCACCGGAGTTCTCCCCGCACCGCAAACCGCAACCGCCACCGCAACTTTAACCGTTGCGCAAGTATTAGGGAAGGTGTTGGTAGGCGACCCTTCAACCACCGCCGCAACCTACACCCTGCCAACCGCGGCTCTGTTGGACGCGGCAATTCCCAATAGAAAGGTCAACACAACCTTCGACCTCACTATTATCAACCTTGGAACTTCCACCGGCATTATTACTGTGGCCGTTGGAACCGGCATCACCCTAGTAGGTATGGCAACCTTGCCGATCACAACCGCAGCTGGTTCATCTGGAACCTGGAGGTTCCGGAAAACGGGAACCGCCGCTTGGACCGCATATCGCGTTAGCTAATAACACTCAGCCCCCTTAACCGGGGGCCTTGGAGGTCTTCGATGATTCTTACATCCGGTGAAATAATCAACGCAGCTATGCGGAAGTGTGGTGGGATTCTCGCCAGCGGAGAAACTCCATCTGCCGATGAATCTGCCGACATTCTGCAAGCTTTTAACAGTATGCTGGATTCCTGGTCGGCCGAGCGCTTATCCGTATTCTCAACTCAAGATCAAAGCTTCACCTGGCCAGCTAACACTCTTTCCCGTACAATCGGCCCTTCCGGCGACCTCGTTGGCAACCGCCCGCAGAAGGTCGATGACTCCACCTATTTCAAAGACCCAGGAACAGGTATCAGCTATGGCTTGGAGATCATAAACGAAGAGCAATACAACGCAATCGCCCTGAAAACGGTAACCTCTACCTATCCGCAGCTAATGCACATAAACATGAATGTGCCGGATATAACAGTTGAACTCTATCCAGTTCCTACACAAGACCTGGAGTTCCATTTCATCTCGATAACCGAACTCGCTCAGCTCTCCGATCTCGTAACCGATGTTATAGTACCTCCTGGCTATATGCGCGCGTTTATCTACAATCTCGCATGCGAAATCTGCATGGAGTTTGGCCTGGAACCTCCGGCATCCACCCAGCGCCTTGCTATGGCCTCCAAGCGGGTTCTAAAGGCTAACAACTCCCCGCAGGATATAATGGCGCTACCAGCGAGCCTGTTGGGCAAACAAGAGCGATTTAATATCTTTTCCGGGAACTATTAATATGCCATTTAATTCCTTGCATAAACAAGCCCCTGAGTCAACGTTGGTTCAGGGAGGGGCGCCTACCAGCGGTGGATTCCGGCCTGGGAAGTTAAGTCAGCTCAAAAGTGCCGTCGGCGGTGCTGCGGAGTCTATAACCTCCCCTTGGAACAACCTCTCAATCTCCAATAAGATTTTCGCGCAGGCTAAAAAGGAAAAGCGCCCTCTAACCCCTGAAGAGAACCAATTCATCGCAGATTCGGTTGTTGAGCTCTCCCTCGGTATGGGGACTTTCATCGGCGCGAAGGGGATTGCTAAGCTCGGGAAATCGGATGTGCTGAAGGCCGCGGAGAAGATGAAGATGGAAGGGGTGCCGGATAAAACCATTTGGAACAAGCTCGGCACCACCTTCGGTTTCGCAGATAAAAAACCTCGAATGGAGATAAGCGATGCAGGTATGAAACTATCTCCCGAAGGAACTGGAACTATCTCCCATCCAGCACTCTTCGAGGCCTACCCGGAATTGCTTAAAGTAAAAACAAACATCGACATAGGATCGCAGAATCCTAAGCTCTCTGGGTTCTTCGATCATGGTAAAAACGCACTTGAAGTCAAATCTCCAACTATCTCCGGAGCTAAGACTGTAGTCAGCCACGAACTCCAACACGGAGTGCAGACTCAAGAAGGCCTTCCTAGAGGGGGGAATCTGGGGGAATTCAAACGAAAGGGATTTTCAGATGCTGATGCGCTTGCTATGTATAAGAGATTATCAGGAGAAGCTGAAGCTCGTCTAACCCACTCCAGAAGAACATTAACAGATGCTGAGCGTCGTATGAGATATCCAATATCCGAGTTCGATATCCCTCCGGCTCAACAAATAATAAGGCAGAGATAAATGAAAACTCCAATTCTTGGCGGGCAGTTCGTAGCTAGGTCAGTCAATGCTGCCGATAACAGAATGATTAACCTCTACCCAGAAATCATTCCGGAAGGCGGGAAGGAGCCGGGGTTTCTGTCGAGGTGTCCGGGGTTGTTGCTGAAAGCAGAGGTTGGTCTGGGACCGATCCGCGGGATGATTCGAGTAGGAACTTCAGCTTATATCGCCTCCGGTTTGCAGTTCTATCGCTTAACCTCTAATCTTATTCCGATTCTTCTGGGCACCATAACCGGCACCGGCCCTGTTTCCTTAGCCGACAACGGTACGCAGATTTTTATCGCCTGCAACCCAGATGGATTTATTTACAACATTTCCACTGGGATATTCGCAGAGATAACAGATCCTGACTTCCCTGGTGCAGTTACTGTTGGCTACCTAGACGGATACTTCGTATTCAATGAACCGGACTCCCAGAGGTTTTGGGTTACCAGTCTACTAGATGGCACTTCCATTGATCCGTTGGAATTTGCTTCTGCAGAGGGCAACCCGGATAATGTATCTGCTATAGCCGTAGATCACCGTGAAGCTTGGATATTTGGAGAAAACTCTGTCGAAGTTTTCTACAACTCCGGTGCGTTGGACTTCCCACTCGCCCGCATCCAAGGAGCTTTTTTAGAGGTGGGTTGCCTGGCCCCGCACTCCATCGCGCGCTTGGATAACTCCCTGTTCTGGCTCGGCTCGGATGCTCGCGGAGTCGGCACTGTCTACCGCGCGAACGGGTATGCAGCACAGCGAATCTCCGACCATTCCATCGAATCAATAATCCAAACATTCCCGGATATCTCTCAAGGCTCCGCCTACACCTATCAACAAGCGGGACACTCTTTCTACGTGCTTAACTTCCCAACGCAAAATCGCACCTTCGCGTTTGACGTGGCGACTGGAATTTGGCACGAGCGGGCAGGATACTCTGACCTTGGTGAATTCACCCGCCACCGAGGCAACTCCCAGATGGTATTCAACAATGAAGTGTATGTTGGGGACTTCGAAAATGGAAATGTGTATACCTTGGACCTGGAAACCTATTCCGATAATGGCGGAGTGCAGAAATGGCTGAGGACTTGGCGAGCACTTCCAACTGGAGCCAACACCCTCAAGCGCCTGGTCCACCATCAATTGCAGCTGGATTGCGAAACCGGCGTTGGTCTAACCGCCCCGCAGCAAGGCGATGAGGCTCTGATAATGTTGCGGTGGTCAGACGACGGTGGGCATACTTGGAGCAATAACCACTGGAATACTCTTGGAATATCCCTAGGTGCTATCGGAGATACTTCCCACCGGGTTATCTGGAGGAGGTTAGGCAGGGGCCGTGATAGGATATATGAGATATCTGGGACAGATCCGGTTAAAATCGCGATAATGGGAGCTGAACTACAAGCAACGGAGGCTCGGACATGATAACTCAAATTCCTTCTACTAGGGAAAAGTTCCTCGATGAACGCTCTGGCAACATTTCCAGGAGTTGGTATCGGTTCTTACAGTTGCTAGAGCAGAAGGTCGGATTATCGCTGGAATTTCTCTCAAATGTCACCATAACAGATGCTGATGTTTCAATCGACAATGATACTCAGCATGTAATGGCTTCCGGGACGATTACTATAACCCTGCAAACCGCTGCGCAACGGGATTCAGTTCTCTCCATAACCAATACCGGAACCGGGATAATAACCATCCTTCCGCAGGCTGGCGAACTGATTCAAGACGATGCAAGCAAGGAGCTCGACTTCCAATGGACTACGGTCCAACTCTGCCCAACCATCGGAGGCTATGTTATAATATGAGCAGCTATGAACAAACCCGACTTGCAGATATCGCAGGAAGTACCATCAATCCGGCTACCGAAGAGGGTCAAATTAACCTCTTGACAGAATTGGAATTAAAAGCTAATATAACAGATATTCAACCAGTTAATGATGCAGCTATTCAAGCATTGATTACCCTTTTAACTGATTTGATTGAGGCTAGGAGCGAAATTCCTTCTATCTTGGATGCATTGAATGTGCAGATTGGTCCTACCGATCCGTTCTTCGACAATCCGGTTACTATAAGTCATACGCACCATCAAATCCATCAGGGGAATACCTTTAAAGCCTTAGAGATGGTAGCTTTGGGAACTTCTACCCTTAAATATGCTTTCGTCACAACCACCGACCGTCCGCACTTAATCGTCAGTTGCGATGTGTTCGATGGATCGGCCAGAGTAGACCTATACAAAGATGCCACTTTCACCGGAGGGGCAACTATTCCAATATTCAATAAAAACTTTAATTCCGCCACCACCCCGCTATCTACCATAACCTCTGGGGTAACCAGTACTGACGGAACCTTAGTAGAATCCTTTTATGTGGGAACAGGCAAGGACTCCGCTGGGGCCTCTCGCATAGATAGCGAATGGATTCTTGAACCCAGCTCTATTTACCGAATAGATTTTGTTGGCTTAGTCTCAGCAGACGTCATTAATGCTTTCAGTTGGTACAATCATCAATAATTAATTTTTAATCTTGGAACTCTTATGCAAATAACTAAGGACACCTTTAAAACCGCTGATGATTCAACAAAATTGCTTATAATTTACGATGCTTTGATTGAGCAGGGATCATTACTAACCTCTCATACAGAGTTGCAGGCTAATCTGTGTGAGAGGCGCTGTGCTTCCTGCGATACGCGGTTTCTTAAGCTTGAGCGAAGGGGCCTTTGGCATGTAGGATTGTCAGCTAGTGGTGGATTGCTTGGGGGGTTTATAGCAGTTATAACTAAGATGTCAGTGTTTAAATAATACATCGGGATTATTAATCATTAATCCAACGGGGAAACTATGGAAGAAATACTAAAAACTGCTGGGATAGATAACCTTCCGGGGGTTAGCTTAGATATAATTGAGAAGAAGTTGCTGCAATTGCCGCAGGCAGAATGCCCGCTATTCCATTATTTCGGGGATGGGCTGTATATCCGGGAAGTTCACTTTCCAGCTGGCGCAATGGTCCTAGGCCATAGGCAAAAGTTCTCCCACGTGAACATCTTCATCCAAGGGAAAGTTCTAATGTTGAATCCTGACGGCAGCAAAACCGAACTCTCCGCGCCAATGACCTTCATCGGACCCCCCGGCAGAAAGGTCGGCTATATCCTGGAAGATGTTATCTGGCAGAATGTCTATGCTACGGACGAAACCGATATCGATAAGCTGGAGGCTTGGTTCCTGGATAAAACTGACTATGCTGTTGAGTACCACAAAGACACTACTGATTACAGCGAGGACCACGCGGACTATGAGCTGGTAGTGCAAGAGTGCGGTATGGTTCCTGAACAGATAAAGGAGGAAGTTGAAAATGAAGAAGATCAAATCCCAATGCCAAATGGTTGGACTAAGGTATGCGTTCGTGATTCTGCTTTGCATGGGAAGGGGTTATTTGCCTCTGCACCGTTCTACGAGGGGGAGGTTATTGCCCCAGCTAATATCAACGGTAAACGGACGCCTGCGGGTAGGTATACAAATCATTCCTGTCGGCCCAATGCCAAGGTCTTCCAAGTCAATAACGACATAGTCTTTGTTGCTCTACGGAATATTGAAGGCTGCAGGGCCGGGGATCGGGGAGAGGAAATAACCATAGATTATAGACAGACTTTGCAATTGCGGGGTTTGTTGGAGGTAGAAGAATGTCAAGCGCAATAACAGCGGCGGTTGTTGTAGGAGGGGCGAGTTACCTTTCCTCAAGGGAGCAGTCAAAGGCGGCAGCAAAAGCGGGAGATTCCGCGTCCGCCTCGGCTGCCTATGCTGCGGAAGAGCAGGGTCGACAATTCGACAAAATGCAGGAGAATCAGAAGCCTTGGCTGCAGCAAGGTACTGCAGCGATTAACCAGCTCGGAACCGGGGTGTTGTCGGGTGCGATGAGCAAGCCATTTGAAGTTGATGATTTTACCGCAGACCCTGGGTACCAATTCCGTATGTCTGAGGGAATTAAAGCTCTTGATCGGTCGGCCTCTGCTTCCGGTGGTTTGGCCTCTGGAGGAGCTCTAAAAGCAATCACCCGCTTCGGTCAGGACACCGCCAGTAACGAATACCAAAACGCATATAATCGCTATACCGGGGAGCAGGCAACCAAATACAACCAATTGGCAAGCCTAGCCGGGGTCGGTCAAACCGCCGCGAACACCCTTGGTCAAGCGGGTCAGCAATATGCCGGCAATGTCGGTAATATCGCCATAAGTAATGCCGCAACACAAGGGAATGTGGCTATCGCGCAGGGGAACGCGCAGGCTAGCGCTTATCAAGGCTATGGGAATGCCCTATCAACAGGCATCTCCGGACTTAGTCAATACTACGGCCAGAATAATCAGCAACAGCAGCAATCGAGTGGATGGATCAACCCTGACACGGGGAGGGCTTGGTAATGGCAGAGGTTAATTGGAATCTATTGAACACAAATGCCCCTGCTCAGATAGCCGCTAGCCTTGATCCGATGGGGTCTTGGAACAAAGGGCAGATGAACGCACTGGCTATGCAGAACGCGCAGCAACAACAACAGATGAACGCGTTGGAGGTGCAGAAGGCACAGCGGATGGAACGGGAAGCGCCTATGGCCCAGCAGATGAAGATGCAAGAGGCAGCTCAAAAGCAGCAAATGGCCGGGATAGAGCAGGAGCTGAAGATGCACACTATCCGGAAGCAAGCGGCAGATACAGTAGCCAGCGCTCCGCCTGAGCTAGCTTGGCAGGCTTTCGTTCAAGAGGCGCAGAGAGTGGCGCAATTAAACGGGAGTGATCCTGCGCCAGCCCTTGAGCATGGAAAACAGGTAATGGCGCAGGGCGGTCCGCAAGCCTTGCAGCAAGAGGCGATGAAGATCTCCTTGGACGCGAAAGATAAGCTGTCGAAGATACAGCTGGTTAATGCCGGGCAGACTACGGAATTTGCAGAGACTAACCCACTGGCTTCGGGGTACAGCGGGCAGCCGATTCAAATGCAAGCTTCGCCTGGACAAGAGTTAGCCGCACAGACTTCCAGGATGCAAGCAGAAAGGGGCGGAGGCAGCAGCGGAGGAACTCCTTACTTCGTACCAATTCAAACTCCAGAAGGTGTGGTGTCTTTCGATGCAAGGCGTGGGACTATGGCACAGATGGGAGTAGACGGAAGGCCGGTGATAGGTTCGGCTTCCTCCCCAGCCCTGCAAGGTGAAATTGCAGAAGCCAAGAAAACCGGTACTGGCATTGGCGAGAACAACATGGAGCAATATCAAGCCGCAGAAGCCGCTCCGAATAAGATTAAGGATTTGGATAAATTACTAACCCACCTTGAAAGCTCAGATGCGGAAACCGGCCTTGGCGCGGAGATGTTTAAAAATATTGAACGGGCGAAGGCATTGATGGGGAGTAAAGTGGCAGCAGGGAAAGTGAAAGACACGGAGTTGCTTGATACCATGATGGGCGCAGCGGTCTTTCCGATGATCTCTTCCCTGGGGGTTGGCGCAAGGGGTATGGATACACCGGCAGAGCGAGAGTTCATGCGGAGTGTGCTGACTGGTAGCATTTCGTTGAATAAAGGTACTCTGGTTGAAATGGCTAAAATTCGAAGAAATATTGAAAGGCGTGCCCTTGATAAATGGAACAAAAGAGTTGAGAAAGGGGAATTGGATAGGTTCTTCGTTCATACTGGCATTCCGAAAGGGGGGATGCAGGCAGAACAACCAGCTCCGATACAACAACCACCCCCTTCCCAATCCCTAATAACCGTAACCAACCCCCAGACCGGAGAGCAAGAAGTCTGGGATACAGTCTCTGAGCAAAGGGTGAGATAATGGCACTTCCAAGTTATGTACAAGAGGCTATGAAGGCAGCGCCGGCGGCCGGTGGCGGAGGCTTGCCGGATTATGTGCGACAGGCTATGCAAGGACAACAAGCAGCTCCCCCGGCTCCTGCTATGCAACAACAAACCCTCGGGCAAGCGGCTCAATCGGTCCTAGCTCCGCTCCCTTCCCGAGGGTTCTCTGATCCGAAATATTGGACTGAGAATGTTCCGCAATCGGTTGCAAGACTTCCAGTTGCCGTAGCCGCGGGAATCGGTGGAATGGCATACAGCGCGGCAAAAGAGTTCACCGATCCCTTTGTCAATTTGTTAGACAGCCCTAAAGGCTTAGAGGACTATACAACGGCGGTATCGGACTTCGCTCATGCCCCGAATCGAGCTATCACAGGGTTGGTCAAGGGAGCGAAGGAATTCGTTAACGCGCCGTTGGGCCTGGCAGAGGGGCAGACCGCTAGCCAAGCTTGGGATGATCCAGCAGCGAGTGTGCTGGCTCTGTCGCCATTTGCAAGGCCCGGGATGAAGATTGCTAAGGCCGCAATTCCGAAAAATGTAGGTGCTAAGCTAACCAAGCGTTCCCTTCAATTCGTGCCAAGCGTTGATCCAGTCATCCAGGCAAAGGTAGCTGATACGGTTCGCAAGCATGGAGCTAACATCACTGAAGCCGGCTTGGATAAGTTCAAGCAAACCTTGCGCGCGAAGAACCAGGAAATCGGAAAGATGATCGAACCGATTGCAGATACCCCGATTGAGCTGGACCTCGCCCCTGCACTAAAGAACCGTATAATTGCAGCTGAAGTCTCTGGCACAAAGGGGAAGGATATCAAACAAGCTACAAAGTATATGGAAGAGTTTCGAAGGGACCATCTAGTCGAGCGGGTAGAGATTGAGCAAGGAGGGAAGAAGCAGATCGTGGAAG